GGGCGCGGACGTGTTGAAATCCGCCGCGCCGCCGTTGGGGTAATATGATTCGCCCGTGAAGATCAGGAAGCGGCCTAGCACGTGCGCGGCTCCTGAAGCTTGCGAGTGAATGAGCACGCATCCCACCCGGCGGCATACAGGCGCTCGAATTTGGCGACCTTCGACGGGCTGGCGACATAGCCGCCTTCGCGCCCCGTGTAGCGGCAATTAAGGCCGTCCGCGATCAGGCGACAGGCGCGCGATTTAAAGCCGCCATTGCCAACCGGGCGCACGATCATATTCCCCTTGCTGTAGCGCGCGGGCGTGATGGTATAGGGCGCGGCGGTCATGACAGGTGCACCTTTCCATCATCGCCAAGGCGCACGGCGAGGGGCGGGAACGAGGGGCCCGCTTTGCCCTCTTGGCGCTGTGTCCAGACGGTGCGCCCATGGTCGGCGGTATTGGGAACCGGGCGCAAGGCGTCGCAATCCTTGATGACGCGCGCGAGGGATTCCGGGGCAAGGTCGCGGAAGGCGAGAAAGCGCGGCGTGCGGTGGCCGTTCCGTTCGTCCCACTTGAGATAGTGCGGGACATGAAAGCCGCGAACGCTGCTCAAAAGCGCCTCAATGTAACCTTGCGTGAAGGCGCCCAGATCGGCCCAGCCGAGACAGCCGACCATGGCCACACCCAAGGGGCGCGGGTCCATGCCGGAAGGCCAATCAATGGCGCCGGACGTGTCCAGATTAAAGCCGGTCATTGGGCGTGCTCCATCATCCGAACGATTGCCGACCATGCAGCGGCGGTAAGGCTTATCGAGCCATCCGGGCCCGTCACTTCGAACCATTGCATCCCATCGCTGTAGGTCGATTGATGCACCCGGATTTCCTCGCCAAACAGGTGCGACTCTTCAGGGTTCTCAATGGTGTTGATGATCTCTTGAGTCCCCACCTTGTGGGGAAGTCCGCAAAGGCGGGCGGCGGTGTTGATGTCCATGTTTAGACTCCCAGTTCGGCCAAAAGGTCGGCGTCCGAAATATCGGCCATATCGTCGGCCACGTTGAGTTCATGCAGGGCCGCAAGACACGCCTTGCGGTGCGCCACATAGCGGGCCCGGACCTTGCCGCGCGTCATCGCGATTCCACGGTCGCACAGGTCCAGATCGGAAATAATGGCTTGTTCGTTCGTCATGGTCCTACGCCTCATCTTTGAAGCTGGCGACCACTTCGGACCAATTCACGCGGCACAGGAAGGCGTTCATTGCATCGGCCATGAAGCCCGATTGCTCGCCCATGATCTCCTCGACGAGGGATTCCATCATGGCCTCGATATAGGGCCGCACGGCGCTGGCATTGGCGATGACGCGGGCGTTGTTCTGGTACGCCTCGTCATTCGACAGCCACAGGCTAACCGTCCACGTCTCGCGGTTGGTCCAGCCTTGGTATTCCTCGACCTTGGCGATTTCAGCCGCGACGGCTTCAGAAAGATTTTGAGCGGTGGTCATTGCAGTTTGTCCTTTTCAGGTGCTCCGGTGGAGCGGTTGCGTTGTCATTACAATACGCGGTTTTGTGTATTGGTCAAGGGGTGTGGGAATTAATTTCGGGGTTTATTCGCAGCGCGTTGCGCGGCTTCACGGTTGGCGATGTCCGCCCATTTCTGAGCGGTGGCGCGGTTGGCGGCGATTTCGCTGCATCCGGTGATCCCGTAAGCCGGAAGTCCCTGATAGGGCGCGCGGCGTTCGACTTTGTAAGGGGCGCTCATGCCGACACCCGCTCGATTGAATAGACGTTACCGCCAAAGGTGAAGAAATCCGCCGCGTCGTGCTCCTCGTCGATATCGTAGCAAACGACGGGGGAAACGTTGCTCAAGGCGATTTCGATGGTAGCGAATTCTGCCCCGTCATAGGCGCGGACCTTGCGAAGTCCGGCGATTTCGAAAATTCCGTACATTCTGTTTGTCTCCAGGGTGAGTCGCCCGATGGGCTGTTGATGACGGTCAACATACACACACTTGCGTATGCCGCAATAGCCTAGCCGTAATTATTTTAGCGCCCCTCAATACGTCGCCACACACGCCTTTCCCACCCGTTGCGCTCTCACCCCTCGCGCCATACCCTGAAACCCCGTCACGCCTCACTGAGAGCCGACTACATGCGCGCCCAGACCCGCACCCAAGAAAAGCCCCGCAAACGCTCGGCAACACCCGCAATCAAGCCCAAACCTCACCCCCAACTCCTCATCCCTCCCAAAAGAGGCGCTCCATCAACATACACAGACGAAATAGGACGCGAGATTTGCGCCTACATCTCAACAGGCCGATCCCTAGCCGAATGGGTACGCGAGGTGGGCGAGAAAAAAAAACCGCGCATGTATTACGCGACCATCGTGGATTGGCGTTTGAAGTTCCCACACTTCGCCGACATCTACACGCGCGCCCAGCTTGACGGCGCTTGTGCGGTTGCGGACCAAGCCGATGATTTAAAACAACAAATGCTCGATGGGCTCATCACTCCGGAGCAGTATAGAGCGGCTTTGGACGGCATTAAGTGGTCCGCCGGGCAACGAAACCCGTTCAAATATGGGACGAAAGTTGGCGTCCAGATGGCCGGAGATGTAACCGTGAGGCATGTGGAAACGCTTGATCCGCGTGCTCTTAGCCTGGAGCAAAGGGACGCTCTGAGGGGCATTCTGGAGGCTTTGGCGGTATCGCCAGGGCTTACGCAGCCGCTTATCGAGGGCGAGGCACGCGAGGTTCTTGGGGACGAAACGTAATACGTTCTCGTCATACAGTGGTCACCGTAATACGTTTTTAGCCGTCACCGTATTACGCTGTCATACAGGAGCCGAGATGGCCAAGATCATGAAGTCAGTTCGCGTCACGCCTGAGTTTTGGGCGAAGGTCGAAACGCTCGCGCTTGAACTCGACGTGTCCGCAACCGATGCGCTGTTGCTGGCGGCTGAACGCGGGATGAGCCAAGGCGACGCATCGCCGGGCCCTAAGCTCGCCACAGGCGCTCCAGCCCCTCGCGTGCCAGTGACAGCCCATCGCGTGGTCGAGCGCCTAGACGCCGCGCCTAAGCCCATTGGCCGTGACGCCTTGACCGGAGAGCCCATCTACCAGCGTGGGCCATATCAGAAGGCGGGCAAGAAGTGACGCCACACGCTCTAGCTGCTGTCATCCGTGACGCTATGGACGCGCAAGCCGATCCCCACGCTGGCGAGTATGTGGCCCGTGACTGTGACCTGACCGCCTGCGCTGTTGACGCTGACCTTGACCTAGTGGCGCTGGCGCGTGTGGTCCTAGCCGCCCTGTCGCAGCCCGTCCAGGCCGCCGGTGCCTGAAACCCCTGTGTTTTCAAGGGATAAGGCCCCCAAAACATAGCCTCGGCATTTTTTCTGGCAAAAACACCCCCCGGCACCCCCTTTTCACGGCGAATTGGGTTCCCGTGGGGGGTTACAATGCGAACACCCCCTCCCTCCCCCCAAAACCCCCAAACCGGATTTTTCACGTCCGACTTAGGTACTTATCCTGAGAGGGGGTATACATCTGCATACACCCGTCGTAGGTTTGCGGAATGAACCGCGTCACTGAAGAATGGGTAAACGACCTGATCGTGTCGTTCGATGGCGAGAGCGTCTACGCGACGAAGCGCCTTGTCCGCCGGGTTGAAGACATTTGGGACTTCGGCAACGGCTGCACGGCGAATTTTGGGTCGGTTTATATTGGTCCGGCCATCCCGCGCCTTGGCGAAACCTTTACCTTTGACGTTGAGGTCAAGCCGCCGTGGTGGGCGTTCTGGCGCAAGCCGCAAACCGTCCGCAAGGACTTTAGAGTGTGTGGGGAGTTTTTCGCGTGACCCTTGAGACTGACGAAGCGGCGTCTGCCGCTGTTGCTGTTGCGCCGCGCGTGTCTGTGGCGGATTTGAATGCGCAGATCGGGGCGGAATATTATTTGAACGCTGCGCGTGCTGTTGAGGCTGCGGGGATGCCGACGCATCCGAGCCTGGAGGTTTTGACGGTGTGCGTGCTGGTGACGCGGAACGGGTTCACGTTGCTGGGGAAGTCGGCGCCTGCGTCGGCTGAGAACTTTGACCATGAGACGGGGAAGCGGTTTGCGCGTGAGGATGCCGTGCGCCAGCTTTGGCCTCTGATGGGCTACAACCTTCGTCAGAAGCTCCATGAGGCTGGGGAATGAGCGTCTATCCGCGCGGCACGTTCATGGAGCCGCGTGACGGCCTTTCGTTCGACGAGTGGGCTCGTCGCCGCTCGGCGATCCAAAAGGCTCATGAGGCGGAATTCCCGGCACCTTACCAGAAGGAAGACCAGAAAGGCGGCGAATCTATCCTGTCGTCGCTCAGGGGGCCGAACCACGCGATTAACGCCTTGGGGCCTCAGACTTATCGGAGCGGCGTTGATGGGCATAAGCCAACGGACGCCGAGATGAGTGAGCCATTTTCCCTGTCTGGCGTCCCGCTCGCCGCGCCGTGGATGACCAAGGAGTTCGAGGGCTTCTACATCTCGCACGGGCTTGATGGGCTTTGGCGCCTGTTCATGTCTCCTGCCGACGCGGTGGTGGCCATGCGCGAAACCCTGGAGGAGGCCGAGGCGGTGATGCGCGATATCGTCGCCGGTCAGCCGAATTCGGTGATCCGGTACTATGACGCTGGCGGTCGCGCGATTGGAACCGAGACGGGCGGCGTCCCGACTCTCACGGCTCGGGAGGTTGGCGAATGAGTGAGAAGCCTGAAATCACGGACACCGACAAGCTGGTGAAGGACCAATGGCTGTTTCATTCGGCCCTTGTGGCGGACCTAAACGCTTACTTCACAGATCGTGGCCTGGACCCGAATGACGTTCCGAGTTTGAAGGAAGAGGCGCTGACGGCTATTCTGATTAGCCGCGCCGTCCCCATCCCATCGCTCATGGCTCGGGAGCGCGCCGAATGAGCGCCGTCCTGACCAAGGATGAGGCGCGGGATATCGTGAACTCCCACCGGCTGCGGATTTCGACGCTTCTATCCGACTGTCGCCTGAATGTGGAGATGCTGAGCGCCGCGCTTGTGCTTGGTGATCCCGAGGTGAACGACCGGATTCTACGCGCGGATTCGGCGATATATGTGGCCCAGCTTTTGCTTTCGACCGAAAAAAGCCCTGTCGGGGAAGAGTACATTATTCATCAGGTGGCGCGCATATTTGGACCCGCCACATGACCCCCGGCGAATGGTTCCTGCTGGCGCTGGTCGTCGTGTTCTGGGGCTGCTGCTACTGGAGCATCGGGCGATGAGCTACGTATCCGGCGTCGTCCTGACCGTGCATGTGTGTGAGGAGGCGGATGAAGACGCCCCCCTGTCGCAAATCACGGCGATCAATGCGTGGCTTGATGAGCAGGGCAAGGGCGTCTTGGCCGACCTCACGAGCCACATGGGCGGTCGCAAGCACCCTCAAATCTTCGTCTATGGCGGCGGCTTCAACTACCTCGACGAAGAGGCTTTCGTCAGTGTGGTCCGCGAACAATCCTGGGCGCACCCCGACAATGTCTGCCTGATCATCAACCCCGAACAGGGCGCGGTTCAGGTGTACCGGCCCGGTCGGATGACGGGAGGGATCGCCCAATGCACTTCATCATAATCCTGGGCATGATCTGGTTCGTTCTGTGCTTCATCAAAGAAGGCGATACGTGGTAGCCGGTAGCCCATGTCCAAGCTGATCGACGTTGGCGGCGTAAAGATCGACCCGGCCAAGCAACTGCTGGAATTGAACCGCGTCGAGTACGAGGACAGCCTTTACGAATTTCTGAAAGCCGCGTGGCCGCTGATCGCTCCGGCCCAGTGGCGCGACGGCTGGCCGGTCGAGGCGGTGGCCGAACACCTTCAGGCGGTCGTGGACGGCGATATCAAGCGACTCATTATCAATATCCCGCCCCGGATGGGGAAGTCGAACATCACCTCTGTGGCGCTGCCCGCGTGGACGTGGGCGCAGCCGGACCACTCGCCGACCAGCGGGCCCGGGGTTGCGTTCCTGCACGCCTCCTACGCGATGAAGCTGTCTCGGCGGGACGCGGTGAAGTGTCGGCGCCTGATCATGTCGAACTGGTATCAGTCCATGTGGGGCAACCGGTTCACCATGCTCGGCGATCAGAACGCGGTGGAGCGCTTTGGCAACAGCGGCGGCGGCGAGCGGCTGATCACCTCCATCGGCTCGGCGACGACCGGGGAGGGTGGCTCGATCATCGTCATCGACGATCCCAACGCCGCCGATGAAGCCCACTCCGAGGCGACCATCGAATCCACTATCGAATGGTGGGACGGCACCATGTCCACCCGCCTGAACGACGCCAAGACCGGCGCCTATATCGTCATTCAACAGCGGCTCGCCGAAGACGACCTTACCGGCCACATCATGTCCAAGGACGTGGGGGAGTGGACGCACCTCATGCTCCCGATGAAATACGAGATGGAGCGCCACACCTATACCAGCATCGGCTGGCACGACCCGCGCGGCTTGGACCGGGACGGCACGCCGCTTGTCCACATCGACGACGCCGGAGTGCGCACGCCCGTTAACCAGCGCGCCCTGGAAATCCTCAAGGGCCGCGAAGGCGCGTTGATGTGGCCCGACCGATTCGGCGTCAAGGAAGTGAGCGCCCTGGAGCGCAGCCTTGGCCCGTGGGGCACCAGTGGGCAGCTTCAACAGCGCCCGGCCCCCCAAGGCGGCGGCATCATCAAGCGCGAGTGGTGGAAGCTTTGGGATGAACCGCTCTATCCGCCCATGGACTATATTTTAGGCGTCGTGGACACCGCCTACACCGAAAAAGAGATGAACGACCCCAGCGCCATGACCGTCTGGGGCGTCTTCACCTCTCAGACGACGGCGGCTCCGACACGGGCGCTGGACCACAATGGCCGCCCCGTCTCCATGGATCGGCAGTATATGGACGCTGCCCCGAAGGTCATGTTGCTCCATGCCTGGACTGACCGGCTGGAGTTCCACGGTCTGGTCGAGAAGGTGAACAAGACCGCCAAATCGCTCAAATGCGACAAAATCATCATTGAAAACAAGGCGTCAGGCATTTCCGTGGCTCAGGAAATGCGCCGCGTCTACAGCAATGAAGGCTATGGCGTGCAGCTTTCTGACCCCAAAAGCCTAGACAAGATGGCCCGCCTGCATTCCGTCGTTCACCTCTTCGCCGATGGAATGGTCTACGCGCCTGACAGGCCATGGGCGGAAGAGGTTTTCAAACAGGTCGGCCAATTTCCAAAGGCGAAGCACGATGACCTCGTGGACACGGTAAGCGCGGCGATCAAGCACCTGCGCGACATGGGACTGTTGCAGCGCGCGCCGGAGCGCCTTGATGAACTTGAGGCCGGAAAAGCCTATAGGCGTGAAGCCGAACCCCTTTACCCAGGATAGACCATGCTCAAGCCCAGAATCC